GGGGGACAGATAAACATCCACAGCACAGCGATCTTACGTCTGAAACTCACCGCAGGTATATGAAAATCGTAAGCGAAGCTTCTGGAGGTGGCACTGATGAGGAAGATGATAAAAATATGAAAAAGATTATAAAGAAATTGGCAGCAGAAACTGTAATCGATAAGGAAAACGTGTAGGTGTATAATATATTATTGTGGGTAATGACAAGTACTTAAAATCATTAATATCAGTAATGTACATATATGAATGATGAATGATAGAAAAATAGAATACGTCTATTGTATGACGAATAAGTCATTCAATAACGATCTCGTAAAAATAGGTTGGACAACGAACGATCCAAATAAACGTGCACAACAGCTGTACACCACCGGTGTTCCAAATCCCTTCACAATTGAGTTTATTATTAAAACGTTGGACGGGAGAACGTTGGAGTCGCGAATACATTCATATCTCGCTAGATACAGAGAAAGCAAGTCGCGCGAGTTTTTTAATATAAGTGTTCAGGATGTGCGCGATATTTTAGAGAAAAAACTGAACCTCACACTGAGTGATCCAGAACCAGAAGTTACCTATGAGCGACCCCATCATAGTCCACCAATCAAACGGTTTGAAAGATGTAGTAAACAGGATCTACAATATTTTTACGATATATCAGGAAAGATTGATGCTAGACCAGTTTTTATTCATGACGATCCGTGCGAAGATATATCAACTATATTTGAAAAGTTCCGATACAACCCGTCGCCATAAACTTAACGTATTTAGACCTCTTCTTTTGTCTCCTGTATCTCGACACCTTCGGAAGATACTAACTGTTGTTCGTCGGAAGAAACTGCAATAGGGGAAATAACGTCGGGGTCTGCGTCGTTAAACTGTTGACGCTCAGTCAAGTATGCAGAGTAAAAAACGTTTTCTTTTGTGTTCACGATTGAGTGCACCTCGTGTAACTTAGATGCAATAAATAGCACGTTGGTCAATAACACAGTGTACGTCTTTGCGTCAAGACTATTTTGAAGAATGGGGACAGCTGAAAGACCAGTATTGGCTGCGAACATCACCATGGCTCCATAACCAGCATGTAAGTATTTATGATCAAGCTGGTGGAGCTCGTCTTGTTTGTCTTGGTCAAGTTTCACGAGAGCTTCACCGACACTTTCGTTGTCTTTGGGGAGCTCGCGGTTGATTTCCAGATAATCGATCATCTTGTTTTCACGCTTTATTTCAACATAGTACAAATAAAGGAATGTTAAGAATGTCACAATGTTTATCGAACCAGCTGCGTCATACAGCCCGCTCTTGCCAGCCAACATATTGTCGAGAGTTCCACAGGCGTCATCGCCACATTTCTGAGGAACGAACATGATAAGGAACGCAGCCATGAGAGAACGATAGAACTCAAAACAAAATCCTACCGCAATATCGAACTTTTGAGAGGAGTCGCTTTGTCTTTGTTTCATTTCTCCTTAATTATGTAGTGTACGGATATTATTTTGCAGATAATTATACTTTCTTTATATACTATATAGTATCTTATCTCACTGTGATTTATAAATATTAATGAAACATATTGAGCATGAACATGATGATCCAATGAAAACGCCGCCACGTAAAAAACAAAAGGTTGGCGATAATATACATGCTGTATCATATTCTTCTGGAGTTGATATAACCGACCAACGTGAAATAATGTCTCCCATGAAAGATTGGAATATGTTTTACGATGATCGTGAAGATGAAATCCTTTATCAAACCTGGACAGGAGATGAGATGACAATTAAGGATAAAATACATAATGAAATAGAAATGTTCGTAAGAGGAAATGATGATTTAGATCGGTTTTGGACTATTATTGGCGATATTGAAACAGTCCATAAAGAGAACATCGATAATTATAAACAACACCAGAAGAACAAGTCTACCATTACTGATTTCACGAAAGACGATCTATATGGAATATTTAACGATTATTTCACAGATGATATGGATACTGCCATGGAAGATTCAAAAAAAACTGTTACCGAGAACCAAAGTATTTCAGAAACAGAGAGAAATCAGACATTAAGGGACGCAGAACGTTATGTTTTGGTAAGAGATGCTGTTAATGAACGAATAAAACAATACAATATCCAACAAAAGGGCGAGACACTCGGTGGTAAGAAAACAAACAGGAAAACAAACAGGAAAACAAAGCGGAAAACAAACAGGAAAACAAAGAAGAGAAAGGGAGGAATGCCTACAAAGAAAATAACGGCACAGAAGTACCATGATATATCACAAAAGACCATCGATACTTACCCTAACCTATCGGCTGCATTTTATGATAGGTCGTTAGACAAAATGGAAGCCGCGACAGATCGAATAGATGACCAGTTATCAAGACCACATGGTGCGGAACGACGAGCTATATCTCCAATGCCAGATGATGTAGTGAGACGAACTATATCGCCAATACCACCATCATTCGAAACAAAAAAAGGTGGCAAGAGGAAAACAAAAAAGAGAAGAACTCGTTCAAAAAGACACTCAAAAAGAAAACGCAAACATCAAAGAAAATAAAATAAATGTATAGAATATAATATCCCAATGCCACAAATGTCACTCACTGCAATGGCTAGAAGACGAAAAGCACAACAAAAAGCACAACAAAGGGCAAAACAATTATATGCACATGCACAACCGCATCATGGTGGAAAAAGGACACGTAAATCTAAAAAGAACAACAAGAAAAATAAAAACACCAGAAAGACCAGAAAAAACAAAAGAAAGAGTTCTCGTCGCCACCATTAAACCATGTAAAATAACTATGTCCACATAGACATTTCATATGATATTATGTATATACAATATCACATGAAAACAGTAAAAATACAATATTTTTACGAAACTTACACATTACAGAAAGGATAATACCACACCTACTGTGTCCCACGGAATACATGTTCTCAGATGTTGCACTGCACTAACATATTTGGAAAGAATATACTGTCTATAAAGCCTTCTGTATTTCTTAATACTAGATATCAAAAGCCTACAATATAATGGATCAATTATGTCTAACTTCAGTTCGTATGCGGTTATCGCCCATTTTCTAGAACAATTATACAAAATGTACGCGAACTTATCGTTGTCTCCAATGTTAAATATTACATCTGTTTGTCGTAATACATGCAATAATATCTTACGTATACATTGAGCTTTATCTTTGAGATACACACATTTTTTCTCTTCACTTAGAAGCTTCGATATTCTCAAAGCCCACGCACTTTTTTGTTTTTCAAACCCTATCATATCAGTCGACATATTCATTTTAAACTTATATCTACGCTCGCGCCCAATGCGATCTATTCTTGCGTATGTTGAGTTATACATTTTCTCTTTGTTTATTCAGTTGACTACATCGATGTAGTAAAAATACTTTCAATTTTATACATGAAATATGTAGAACGTTGTATATGTTGAATGAATTATTATACGTACAATGACTGGTTCGTTGCGATATACTTTACAATCATTGTGGGCACATTTGACAACATTTCTTTAAGAGCAATGTCGCCAACAAACTCACACGTTCGCTCCAGTTCACTTGCGATATTCGCAATCTTGATTAATGCCTTCACAAACTCTCCAGTTGAAACAATATCGTTCGTTTCTAGATCCTGAAGTATCAACTTACATTCTTCTTGCGTAGTTGCATTGCACCAGTCAATCACATGCTGGATGATATCGTATGTTAACTCATAATTAGTGCCAGTCGACATCTTATGTGTGTTTTCAAAATCCATATAATAATTTGAATAATCTACGGCATCTTCAATACACGTGCGAAGATGCTTCGGAAGATTAGAGGGCGGAATAATACAGCGGTTCTCTTCGGGAACCTTTATACCTGCGAAACAACTTGCCAACGCAATAAACTCCTGCGTCGTTAAAAGTTTAAAACTGTCAGTAATCACAATTTCTGAAAGAACCATGCACGGCACCTCTCGTATGTTTGTCGCATACATCCCTTTCTTGGTAACCATTTGTGTTGTATCGGATGTCATATCTTGAATGAAACCCTCTTCGTAAAACTTATCGATAAGTATTTGTGTGTTGTGTTGAAGATAGTGTGCGGTATTTACACTATCATGTTGTAGGGTATTGATCGAGGATTGCTTTTCTTTCATACGGAACACGGTGTTTAAATCTGTCTTTAGATGTCTATATGTGTCTTCTATATTTTTAATGTCTCTTTCTGCCTGTTTTCTTACTTTGTTTTTGGAGGAGTTCATCTTTTCTTTCATATCATTATACGTATCAATTATATTAGTTGGCGTTCGCATACTTTCCATTGACCCCATAATACGTTCTAGTTCACTCTGTTCGGTCTGGATTTGCTTGTTATATTCGTTTACCTGGCTGGATATTTCGTGCTGTATCATTGATTTATTACAAAACTCGATGCATTTTTTTTGTCCTGAATTATTGGGCATATCTTCGTTATTCGTTTGCAAACTTGACGCGATAAGATTAAATACTAGGTTATACGATATTCTAAACTTACTCACAAGTGTTTGTGGTTTGCCATGCATCATTGTCCGATAGTTAATCAGATCTATATCTCGAAACAGGTTTGACAAATGGATCACATTTCCGACAGTGTCTATTCCACGTCGTCCCGCACGACCAGATGCCTGGACAAACTCATGTGGGAGTAACATGCGTCGAGTGTTTCCATCGAACTTCTTTACGTCTGTAAACAACACCGTTTTAATCGGCATGTTAAGTCCTACGCTAAACGTCTCTGTTGCAAACAGTAACTTAATGTACCCCCGCTCGAACATGATCTCTACAATTTCTCTAATTATTGGCATGACACCACTATGGTGAATTGCAATGCCCTTCTCAAGAAGAGACACCATGTTTACATATTCTGGTAGCGTGAGATATTCTTGGAAATTGGAGATCTTAGATCGAAGCAGTTGCTCGCATTCTCTAGCGACGGTATATGAAACCTTGCTATCATCTTCGAGCAAAGGCACTGTGACTTCGCGTGCTGCCTCGGCAATCTGTCTCTTTGATAGTATAAAACATACTGCGGGGAGCATTGATTTTTCCACCATATATTTACATACTTCGTTTAGGATAAACGAACGCTTGATGAACACCTTGTTATGCGTAATCAGGGAAAGAGTCTTCTTTAGTTCGTGATATTTGACCTCATCAAACTTACCATTGGAGTCTTGAATTACGTGAAGCGTGTTTATTTGTCTCCGAATACGCTCTTGTTCGCTTTTATCGCGAACACACTTGAACAGTGCACTTGTCGCGGTAATAAACGAATAGTGTGTTAATGGCACTGGTCTATATGAAGATGTTGCAAGATACACTTGTTTTTCAATGACGGCGTTGGATCCATCATCGCCACGAGTTTCGATCCATTTTGCAAACTTTGCAGGATCATCAAGGGTTGCGGATAGCATAACCATTTGGATATGACGAGGAAGCATCAATATAGTGTTTTCCCATACATGTCCTCGGTCTGCATCATTAATCATGTGAACCTCGTCTTGAATAACACATGCAAGCTCATTATCAAAATCCATATCAAACATCAGGAGCGGATTTACGTTTCCATGCTGTTCTGTAAGCTGGGTTTTTTTATATAATGTATTTTGTAAGATTTCCGCAGTCATGATAAGAACGTCCGCTTCAGGATTGATTTTGATATCTCCTGTGAGGAGGCCAATACTCAAATGAGGGAACTTCTGTGTGAACTCGTAATATTTTTGGTTGGAGAGAGCTTTGATCGGGGAGGTATAAATTACTTTTTTTTTGGGGGTCTGTGATGTGAAGAACTCAATCGCGAAAAGAGCTGGCAGAGTTTTTCCAGATCCAGTCGGGACACAGCTGAGAGTATGATTTCCAGTTACAATGGCTTCGATCGCAAACTTTTGAAATGCACTCAGTGGAAAAGGGAACTGATCGTGATATTGCAAATACTTGTCGTTGGTATAGGTTTCATTCGTCAGTTGAATTACCATGATTAGTTAAGTTAATACGGGTAGGTAGGTATATTACGCGAAATATATGTGTATTGTTGTTTATTTTCATATATAAATAATCAATTTATTGTATTCATGTACTGTATATTATGCAAAATAGTAAAAACATTCCTCGAAAAAAACTGACACCTGTTCCCAAGAAGGCAATTACTCTTGACCTGTTATTAAACTCGGGTATGTTTACGAAGATTAATTTTAATCAAGCATTAGCGTTAACCAACGCAAACGCAATGGATGAAAACTCATCGCCAATAGAAGGTTACAAATACAATAAAGAACTTAAAATGGACAAATATACATTTCCATCTCAATTAGAAAGTATTAAGATACTTGGCTCCAATAAAGATAATAGATCGCAGCACTATGTTATCTATGTTGTTGATAAAACAAATGAAACAAAAACAGTTTATTCTGAGTTTTGGAATAATGACATGGATACACAAGATGGTATATACGTTCTCTCACCTCACGGAAAGTCTATTTTAGAGCAAGAAGAGACTGTTATAGACGGATATAATAATCCAAAAAATAATATATCAAAACTTCCCATAGAAATGATTAACAACATATTGGCGAACAATAACCCGATTTATGTCAATAAACAGAGAACAGCCCTCCCACTCGAACCTCAAAGTAATAAACAGGGCGGTAAAAAAAGAACACGTTGCAGACATGGAAAAGGCACTGGTTGCAGTACATGTGTTGGAAATGTAATTGATAATGTA